TAATTACAACATGCAATTAAAAGGAATGGAGGTAGATAACATCAAGCAAATTGAGGATGATGCTGAGAAAGCCAAGGATGACCGCACAAAAATGCAGGCAACACAGCAGTCTAAATTGATTGAACAACGCAAGAAAGACCTACCTGCAATTGACTTCGAATCAGAGGAGGATTCTCTTGATGGATTTGATTTAGAGCAGTTTAATCCACGTTAATTTAATTTCACTAATTTTGCATCAAATAATATAATCAAATGGAAGAAGAATTTAAAGTAAGAGCAGTTGACTTCGAAGAAAAGTCAGTGCAAGAAGTAGAAGAAGCTCTACTTCAACAGCATGAAGAAGAAACAGGTATTGCACAAATTGAAACAGATGAGCCGATTGTAATCGATGAATCTGTATTAACAGGGCAAGAACCAGTAGCAGAACCTACAGCACCATCATTTGGTGATGATGATGTTAAGGCATACCTAAAAGGAAAGTACAACAAGGAAGTAAGTTCCTTGGATGATTTATTTATTGAAAAGCAAGAAGAGCTTTTACCTGAAGATGTTTCTGCATTCTTGAAATTCAAGAAAGAAACAGGCAGAGGATTAGAAGATTTCTACATGGTCAACAGAGACTATTCAAAGGAATCTCCTGAAAGATTAATCGCTTCTTTCTTAAAAGAGACCAACCCTGACTTAGATGCAGAGGACATTGAATTTGAAATGCAATCAATGTTTAGCTACGATGAGGATATGGATGAGGCTTCTGATATTAAGAAAAAGAAAGTAGCATTTAAAAAAGAACTTGCGAAGGCTAATAAGTATTTTAACGAGCAGAAAGCTAAATACGGTACACCACTCGAGTCGATTGGTATGCCTCAGCAGACAGCAGTTAAAGATGAAGCTTATGAATCTTACAAGCAATATATGAGTACCCTTCCTGAACAACAACAGGAGCAAGCTAAGAAGTCGGAGTATTTTGTGCAAAAGACTAACGAATTATTCTCTAATGAATTCAAAGGTTTTGATTTCAATATTGGAGATAAACCAGTTGCTTATTCGCCGGAAAGCCCTGACCAATTAAAAACAAAACAAATGGATGTGTCATCATTCTTAGGCAGTTTTGTCGATGAAAAAGGATACATCAAGGATGCCAAGGCATTCCACAAAGCAATAGCAGTAGCTAGAAATCCAGATGGATTTGCAAAGTATTTTTACGAGCAAGGAAAAGCTGAAGCCATTGGCGATATTACAAAGAGTAGCAAGAATATCCAAATGGGTGTTCAGAATGCTCCACAGAATATTGAGCGTGGCGGATTTAAAGTTACAGCGATTGACACGGACCATGGCAACCGATTAAGATTTAAAAACTAAAAAACAAACTAAAAAACAATGGCTGGATCAGTTCAATCCTCACCGGGGTATCAAATCACCCCTTCGGCGGTAAAGGCAACTTTACCTACAAACTACATCACTAACTTCAACTTCTTGAATCAGTATCTTCCAGATACATACGAGAAAGAATTTGAGCGTTATGGTAATCGCTCTATTGCATCTTTCTTGCGTCAAGTAGGAGCTGAGATGCCGTCTAACTCTGACTTAATCAAATGGGCAGAGCAAGGACGTTTACACACTAAATATGCTTCATGTACTTCTGCTGCTGCTGCTGGTTCTAAAACTGCAGTATGGACAGTTGGTGATTCAGGTGTGACTGTTAACTTCCGTGTTAACCAAACTGTGTTCTTATCTTCTAACGCTGGATCTGCTGCTGACAAAGCTGTAATTACTGCTGTTGATACTACTGCAAATACTTTCACTGTAGCTTACTATGCTGCTGCTGGTCAGTCAATTGCAATCAACACTGCATCTACTGCTTTCGTTTATGGTTCTGAGTTTGCTAAAGGAACAACTGGTATGGTTGGTTCATTAGAAGCACAAGACTTATTCTTCGATAACAAGCCTATCATCATCAAAGATAACTACACTGTATCTGGTTCTGACATGGCTCAAATCGGTTGGGTTGAAGTAACTTCTGAGAATGGTGCTACTGGTTACTTATGGTACATCAAGTCTGAGCACGAGACTCGTTTACGTTTCGAAGATTACTTAGAGATGTCAATGGTTGAAGGTGTTCCTGCTGAGTCTACTTCTTCTGCATTAACTTACTTAACAGCTTCTTCTTCTATCGTTCAACCTGGTGCTGCTGGTACTAAAGGTTTGTTCTATGAAGTAAATAGCCGTGGTAACGTTTGGGCAGGTGGTAACCCAACTACTTTAGCTGATTTCGATTCTATCATCCAACGTCTTGATAAGCAAGGATCAATCCAAGAAAACGTATTGTTCGTAAATCGTAAGTTCTCTTTCGATATCAACGATATGTTAGCTCACCAAAACTCTTACGGTTCAGGTGGTACTTCTTACGGTTTGTTCAACAACAGCGAAGACATGGCATTAGACTTAGGATTCACTGGATTCCGTCGTGGTTATGACTTCTACAAGACTGACTGGAAATACTTAAACGACGCAACTTTGCGTGGTGGTATTGTTGGTGGTAATGTAAATGGTATCTTGGTACCTGCAGGTTCTACAACTGTATACGATCAAGTATTAGGAAAGAACGCTAAGCGTCCATTCTTACACGTTCGTTACCGTGCTTCTGAGACTGAAGATCGTCGTTACAAAACTTGGATCACTGGTTCTGCTGGTGGTGCTGCGACTTCAAGCTTAGATGCTATGGAAGTAAACTTCTTGTCTGAGAGAGCGTTATGTACTTTAGGTGCTAACAACTTCTTCTTATTCAAGGATTAATAAATCAGGGGGAGGGCTAAAATCCTCCCCTTATTTTTTTTTAAAATTTAAATCATATCAAATGTCAAAGTCAGAAATTAAGGATAGACGCTATATCCTACTTACGGATGTATATCCAATCTCATACACAATCGCTTCAAGAGATACGCACAGACGATCTCTATTATTTTTTGATGAAGCAAAAAACCAAAACAGAGCCTTACGCTATGCGGTCAATCAGAAGTCTCCATTCGTGGACGAGCAAGATGACAAAGCTATTATTGAGCCGGTAACTTTCGAGGATGGCTTATTATATGTACCTAAAACAAATCCTGTTTTACAGAAATTCTTAGAGGTTCACCCAGACAATGGAGTAATCTTTGAAGAATTAGATACCAAGAAAGATGCTGTTCGTGAATTAGATATGATGAACGTTGAGGAGGATGCAATCATTGCAGCTCGTCAGATGGACATCAATCTTGTTGAGTCAGTAGCTCGTGTTCTTTGGGGAGGTAAAGTAGATAGATTATCAAGCGAAGAACTTCGTCGTGATATTCGTATCTATGCTCGTAACAGCCCAGTTGAATTCTTAGACTTAGTTAATGATCCGGATTTGAAGATTCGTAACATTGCAGTTAAAGCAGTTCAAGATGGTCTATTTATTTATAAGAATAACCGTCGTGATATCTTCTTTAATATTAACGAGAACAAGAAGAAGATGTGTGGTGTTCCATTGAATGAAGACCCTATTGATTTGATTTGTGCTTATCTAAAGACAGATGAAGGTCTTGAGCTTTATAAGCTACTCAACAATAAAAACTAGTAAAGAAGGGGCAACAAACGTTGTCCTTTTTTTTTCTTAAATTTGCTTTATGATAAACTCTGTATACTCTGTTGTATTAAGCATCCTTAATAAGGACTCCAACGGCTTTATTACGCCACAGATTTTTAATGACCTTGCAAAGCAGGCTCAATTAGAGATTTGGACGCAGTATCTTTATGACTTTAGAGATGCAAAAAACAACGAATTAAAGGGTTTAGTTACAGGTGGATACGCTGATGTAACCAAGCAGATTGCACAGACAATTGATTATTTCTCTAAGAAATCTGATTTAGTTTACAATGGAACAACGCACGAGTTTGCAATTCCAGATGACTTGTTTATCCTTAATGTGCTTTATTGCAATGGTAAAGAAGTTACCAATGTAAGCCAAGAAAAGCTTCAGTATTTGCTTAATTCAAACCTTACAGCACCTACGGAGAAATACCCTTCGTATTTAATCCAAGGTAATAATATTACTGTTTATCCATCAACTATCACAACTGGTGTGACTGCTTATTATGAGCGTTACCCACTTGATCCAAAGTGGACATATACTGTGGTAGGTGGTGTACCTATGTTTAACCAATCTGCAAGTGACTATCAGGATTTTGAATTAGCTATGCAAGATTTCCCAAAGCTTGTAGTTAAGATTTGTGAATATGCTGGTGTTAACATTCGTGAAATTGACGTTACAAATACAATGCGTCAAGAGGAAACGTACGCAGCACAACAACAAGATAAGTTACAATAATGACTCAAGAACAATATTACACCAACGGTGGTGTCACCCCTACAGATAAGAACTGGGGGTCATACCAATACTTATCGTTAGCAGATGTAGTTAACAACTTTTTGTTAATGTACTCTGACGATGGATTACTTATTAATGGTGTAAACCGTTATATGGTTTTGTTCCATGCCAAGCGTGCTTTGCAAGAATTAAACTATGACGGCAATAGGGAAGTCAAGACATTAGAATTAGACTTAAGCGATAGCTTAAACTTGCCATTGCCTCCGGACTACGTGAACTATGTTCGCATCTCTATGTTCCAAAATGGCGTATTATATACACTAAGTGAGAACACACAAGCTATCTCAGCAGTTGAATTCTTGCAAGATGATTTATATAACATCTTATTTGATGACCAAGGCAATGCCTTAATCGGTACATCTAAGCTTGACAAGGCTCGTGTAGATGGCATTCCTCAACAACTTAATCCATTTAACAATGAGTTAGGTTGGTACATTGATGGCCTTTGGTATTTTGGATTTAGATATGGTGGCAAGTTTGGTTTAAATACTGAGACTGCTAATAACAATCCAACTTTTAGAATTAATAAATCAGCTGGTGTAATCAATTTCTCATCAGGTGCTGCTCATGGTTCAATCCTTGTTGAATACATTTCTGATGGAATGTATGCTTTAGATGAGGACTCAATGCAAGTAAATAAACTCGCTGAGACTTACATGTATGCTTATATCAAATGGGCAATCTTAAATACAAAAGCTAATCAGCCTGAGTATATTGTTCAAAGAGCAAGAAAAGAAAAAGTCTCAGAATGGAGAAATCTAAAGATTAGATTAAGTAATTTACATGCTGGTAGATTATTGATGAACATGAGAGGCCAAGATAAGTGGTTGAAATAAAATGACAGATTTAAAAAGACATTTCTTGCAGGGTATAATGAACAAGGATTTAGATCCTCATTTTATACCCAATGGTCAATATCAGCACGCTGAGAATATTGTTGTTAATGATTCTCAAGATAGCAATAATGGTGCGGCTCATAACTACCTAGGTAATACGTTGTTAAACAGTGACTTAGGTTTGACTAATGCACAATGTATTGGGTCATTATCTTATGAGTCAGCTAATCTTATTTATTGGCTAGTAGCTGCAGATAACTTTGATGCAATTTATGAGTACAACGAGAATCTTGGATTCACGACAGTTGTATTAAAATCAGCTAAGGTTGCAGGAGTGTCTAAGCTAGGGTTCAATAAAATGTACCCAGTAACTGGTATCAATTATATTAATGGGTTATTATTTTGGACGGATAACTTAAATCCTCCAAGAAGAATTAATATTAACCGTTGCAAGAACTTTGCTGTTGATGGATTTAGTGATTCTGACATCAATGTTATTGTAGCACCTCCTTTATCAGCACCATCTATTACATTAACTACAGAAGGTGAGGCTAATAATTTAGAGAACAAGTTTCTTTATTTTGCTTACAGATATAAGTACTTAGATAATGAGTATAGTGCATTATCTCCATTCTCTCCTGTAGCTTTCTTTCCTAAGCCGTATGCGTTCGATTATGGGGTGTCTCAGAACATATCTATGACTAACTCATACAATACGGCTAACATTACATTTAACTCAGGAGGAGCCAATGTAAAGGAGGTTCAGCTAGTGTTCAGAGATACATCAAGTGTTAATACATATGTAGTTGACAATTTGATTAAATCAAAATTAGGATACGCTAATAACACAGACTATGTTTTTAAGTTTAAGAACAATAAAGTATATACTTTATTATCTTCTGAGCAATTAACTAGATTGTTTGATAACGTACCAATGAAGGCCAAAGCTCAAGACTTAATTGGTAGCAGATTAATTTATGGTAACTATACTCAGTTCTTTAATCTAACAGATAACCAAGGACTTGGTATTCAGCCTGCATTTAATTTAACCTATGATTCAGTAGCTATTACAGGATCAGCTCCTCAACCTACATTTAAAAGTAACAGAGACTATGAGGTAGGTATTGAGTATTTAGATGACTACGGAAGATTAACTACTGTTGTAGTGCCTTCTGTACCAACTACTAATACCATATTTATACCGCCTAGTCAAGCTAACTCTAGTAATAACTTAAAAGTTACTATTGACAAAGACTTTAAACCACCAGTATTTGCAACACACTATCGTTTTGTGTTAAAACAAAATAAGCAAGAATACTATAATGTATTCCCATTGACTTATTTTAAGGATGGTCAGTTCAAGTGGTTTTTAATTAACCAAGCAGAGCAAGATAAGATAACTGTTGGGTCTTATTTGTTTTTTAAGAATGGATCTAGGACAACTAATGTTCAATACAAAGTATTAGATATATCAGTTAAGTCTGCTAACTTCTTAAATAACCCTGATTTAAATCAGCCTGCAGGTGTTTATTTTAAAATAAAAATTGATGATGGCGTATTGCCACCAACTACATATTATGCTGATTCAGGTGGTGGAGTTCCGGGTTCAGCTCAACCTGTATTTGATAGATTTAGTGTAGCAGAAAATACTATATTCTATGGTAGTGGTTTGAATGATATGACTACCGGAGCATCTAATGCATATT